CAAGAAGAATTTCTATATAGTGATCGCCTTAAGTGTGCGGGACAAGTAGATTGTATTGCAGAGTTTGATGGTCAACTATCTATCGTTGATTTTAAAACATCTCGCAAACCAAAAAAGGAAGAATGGATTACAAGTTATTTTATCCAAGCATCCTTTTATGCCGCAGCGTTTTATGAACGAACCGGCATACCAATTAAACAAGGTGTGATTCTGATTACCGTGGATGGTTCAGAGCCTCAAGTTTTTAAAGTAAACACGTATGATTATTTAGAACACTTCTTAAAAGTACGTAAAGAATATAAAAAGCAAAAAGGAATATAATATGATTGATAGAAACAAAATGTTGGAAGCTATGCGTTCACATGCACAAGGTCACATTGATAAACATAAAATGAATGTCGAAGTATATCTTGCAAACCCTGCAGGTATTGGCGAACATCCTGATGTGTTTGAAGCAATGGAATTAGAAATCTTAGAAATGGCAAAATACCAAGACGTATTAGACATGATTGGAATTCATTTTAAAGAACCACAAGAACCACGCGTAGTATAGATTGACATCTGCTATAAACTGTGATATATTGATTCTAAATTAAAGGAGAATCAAAATGGTTGAAGTAGCACACGATATAAAAGTTATTGAAAATGCGTTAATAGCAATTAACGAAGGGGCGGCTGATGAGAAATTTGCTGCCCTTCATAGTTTGGAAAAACTACTGATAGAAAAGAAAGATATGTTGTCAAATTTTGAAGCACTTGAAGCTTCTTGGAAATAAATAAAATTAACTATTGACATTCGTTATGAAATTGGTTATATTAGAATCAATCAATAAGGAAACTATATTATGACAAAATTTGACAAAACAAAGTTCAGCTACCACGGTGGATACTTAATGTACCAAGGCGATTATGAAGGTCGTCCAGTATGGGAAGCACATCCTCGCATCCATCCTTCAAACGTTGGAAAAGGTAAGGATCTTTTCATCGCTCGGTTTAAATATAAAGGACCGATTACAAAAGCAAAGTTTCTTAAAGAACTTATTGCTAATCACACAGTTGAAGATTACGCAAATGCTTACTTGTTTGGTATGACTCCTCACGCAATTCTTGCTAACAAAAACCCTGAATGGCATGATAAAATAATGGGAAAGTAATATGAATATATTCGTCTTATCAGAAGAGCCGCGCGAAGCGGCTCAAATGATGTGTGACAAGCACTGCTCAAAAATGATAGTTGAGGCAGGTCAAATGTTGTCCACTGCACATCGTATGCTTGATGGTTATATGGAAAAACGACCTTCAAAATCTGGCAAACGTATGGTAAAATACTATGTTCACAACAGTGGAAACATGGAAGAAATACTATATAAAGCTGTTCATCACGCACATCCATGTACGGTATGGACGATGGCATCTAAGGCCAATTATATATGGCACTACGAGCACCTTTTAGGGCTTTCTGATGAGTTCCAACTAAGGTATAAAAAGACTCATATGACTATAAACAAATTAAAAGATATCCTTTCTACACCTCCTACAAACATACCAGACATTGGTTTGACTGAGTTCCCTCAAGCTATGAACCACTATCCAGAATGTAAAGTTGAAGGTAATCCAGTACAGGCATATCGTAATTATTATCATGCTGCTAAGGAATTCGCGGTATGGCAAAAAGGTAGAATAGCACCATATTGGTGGGAAGGGTTTAAAGGGTATCCACTTGAAGTACATAATAATTGATCCAGACGACGGTGTATTTTTAGGTACACGAAACGATGAGGAAATGGGTGGAGTAGGAATGTTGTTTTCTGCACATAACTTTTTAGAGTTAACACAAGCGGTTTCTTGGAAGACGCGCAGAGAAGCATTTGAATATATGCACAAATTTATTAGACCACATTTAAAGCATTGTTTCGTTGCTGAAATAGAGTCTTATTCTGATTCTTCATTTGTTACTATATACGACATATGTAGATCTGGTTACGGAGATCACGGTACGGAAATGATTGACTCATTACCAATGCCAAATCAAACCGTACATTAATTTCGTATGAAATGAAATTAACTATTGACATTTACTATTTTATTTGGTATATTAGAATCAACAAATAAAGGAATACTAAAATGTTAAACTACGAAATCTTATCAAACGTAAAAGCTGTTAAAGCCGAACTTATTGAGTTGGCTGGAAATTATGGCGAGTTCCATAACTTGTACATTGACGATGTAAACGATGTTGACACTGCTATCGCACTTTATGAAGCAGCCGATCCTCAAAAATTAGCAAAACATATTGATGAAATGGACACTGCACCACGTGAAGAATTAATCGTGGCATTTGCAAACGATCTTGGTAAAGATTTTGTCGCAGACGTTCTTGGTTACGAAGTTAGATAATAAAATGAAAACAACTATTGACATTCTCAATAGAATCAGTTATATTAGTTATATACAAAATGAAAAGGAAATGAAATGTCTCACGAACTAGAAATGGTTAACGGTCAAGCTCAGATGGCTTACCGCGCAAGTAAAGGTCTACCTTGGCATGGTCTTGGTACACCGGTATCAGACGATATGTCACCACAAGAAATGATGAAAGCTGCTGGTCTTGACTGGGAAGTTGAAGAATCAGAATGCTTTGCACGTTGGAAAGGCGATGTTGTAGCAACTGGTCAAAAAGCGCTTATTCGTTCAACTGACGGAAAAGTACTAACACAAGTTGGTAAAGGTTGGAACCCTGTTCAAAATGCTGATGCATTTGACTTTTTTACTGAATTCGTATCAAGTGGCGATATGCAAATGGATACCGCAGGTTCTCTTAAAGATGGACGTTTGGTATGGGCATTAGCAGATGTACAAGATGGTTTTGAACTATTTGGTGGAGATGAGGTAAAAGGTTACCTACTATTTTCTAATCCACATATCTATGGTAAATCCATTGACATCAAATTTGTTATGGAACGTGTAGTTTGTAACAACACATTAGCAGTGGCTTTACATGAAAAAGGTCAACCATCTGTACGTGTAAATCATCGTTCAGTGTTTGATCCAGCAAGTGTAAAAGAAATCCTTGGTATTGGTCACAATAAAGTTGAGGAATTCAAAAATGCCGCAGAGTTTCTTGGTTCAAAACGTTACACTGATGAGAAACTTACTGAGTTCTTTGGTGTTGTGTTTGGAAAATCCACAAAGGAAAAAGAAACTTTGGCTCGTACTGCTAAAGATGCGATGGCTATCGTCGAGGATCAACCTGGGCACGAATATGCACCCGGAACTTGGTGGAATGCCTACAACGCAGTTACATATATGACTGACCATAACTTAGGTCGTTCAGCTGACTCGCGTATGGCTTCTGCATGGTTTGGTGGAAACGCAAAACGTAAAGTTGATGCATTGACTGTCGCATTAGACATGGCTGATGCTTAAACTTTACGCACAAGTTATTGCATGGGGATTAGTATTTGGTCTAATCCTCATTGCATTAGATCCTTTAATGATTATTCGTGGAATATAACAAATGAACTATACTTTAATTTATATTGGCTTTCATCTCGGTGGAATTATTGGCTATCAATATTTTGATGATCCCTATTACTTACTCCTTAGCGCATTACCTATCTTATACGCACTGTTTCAATTTGTAAAAGTAAGCATCTTAGTACTCAGTCCCGCATGGGATGTTGAATTATCATATGCTGACCATATTCCTGTTAATTGGAAATTTTTACATAACGCAGTTATGGCATTATCAACATATTTAATTTGGTCTGCTGGTTATCAGTTTTTTGCAGGCATAGTTTCTTTATATATATTCGTTGTAGTTGGCTCACTGATCGTTACAGAGTCCAACGTTAATCTTGGAGATGAGGACTAATTAATGAAAATATTGATTTTTGGCTTGCCGGGTTCTGGTAAAACTTGGCTAGCCGAACGATTACAAAAACGTTTAGAATGTGCTTGGTTTAATGCAGACGAAATACGTCGTATGGCTAATGACTGGGAATTTTCTGAAGCAGCAAGATATCGTCAAGCACATCGAATGGCATCTATTGCTAACCACGAAAAGTATCATGATCGTACAGTTATATGTGACTTTGTTTGTCCAACTGAAGTTACTAGGGCTATTTTTGATGCTGACTATACTGTATGGATGGACACTATTAAAGAAGGTCGATTTAAAGATACGAATAAAATGTTTGAGACACCACTTATTAATAACGTAAATTATCATGTAGAAAAATGGTTTGATAACACAGATGAAGCTTTAGCCGATGCTATCGCAAGACATATAAGGATTAATGATGTTTGATTATAAAAAGCCAACAGTACAAATGTTGGGAAGATGGCAGCCATGGCACGATGGACATACTGAACTGTTTAAACGTGCACATTCAGTTACAGGTCAAGTTGTTATTATGATCCGTGACGTGTTTAATTTTGAAGGTGACGCAGGCGCAGGACGTACTGCCAAACAAGATGATAATCCTTTTGGTATTATTGATGTAATTGCTAATATTGAAAAAGGATTAGCCCCACATGGCTTTTACAATGGAAACCAGTATTTAATTCTTGAAGTGCCAAACATTGTAGATATTAGTTATGGCCGTGGTGTTGGATATACATTTACTGAACATGATTTAGGTAAAGATATACATGATATATCGGCTACTAAAATCCGTAAACAAATGAGAGAAGACGGTAAATTATAAATGTCGTTAGAATCATTCTTTCACGAAGAAGATAAACCTACTAAATGGGGTTCGCCTGTCGAAAAGCAGACGCACCTTCGCATCAAACTCAGTATAGCCGCTTATGCTTATGAAATTGAAAATTCTGAAATAATGTCGGATGCTGAGTTTGATAAGAAATGTCTGGAAGTAGATACATCTATTGATACTGGTAACGAGGTAATGGATAGGTTCTTTCGAGAACAATTTGATTCCTCAACAGGGCAATGGATACATCGTCATCCAGAATTAAACGAGGTCAAACAGACCTACAATAAATACTACAAATTGAAAAGGAATACATAATGAATGATACAGCAAGTGTAACAGCGGACGAATTACGTGCGTTTATTGAACGGATTGAAACCTTGGAAGAAGAAAAGGCAGCGGTTGCTGACCAAATTAGAGAAGTAATGTCTGAAGCAAAAGGTCGTGGATACGAAGCAAAAATCCTACGCAAAATCGTTTCAATTCGTAAACGTAATCGTGACGATGTTGATAATGAAAACGCTATTACTGAACTGTACATGGATGCATTAGGAATGTAATGCGACCTCAATACGAAATTACAGTACCTTATTATCAACAGCAAGAATCAAACGAGCCACAACTCAATTCAGCTGAAGATGGGCATCGTTACGCGATGTTTGTTAAGGGTAACGATCATTTAATCAACGGAAGAACTTATTGTTTCCAAGATGAAGATGGTAATTACGTTAGTACTTTTGTAAGCCAATATTCTGATATTATTGAACAAAACCTAGAACCGCGTGTGAAGGAGGGTGTACTTGCTTTGCACGCGAAAGGTTATTTAACATTTACTAGTTGCCAAGGGCATGACGACTCAAAGCATAGGTATATTGGAGTAGTATTCAATAATAAAGAACAAAAGAAAGAATTTATTGAATCAGTAGATAAACTTAATTGTAATATCCACTGGTACGATAATACGATAAACACTGTTGAAAGACCGTGCCATGAAATACCTTGGTGGTCTGAAGGTGGTATAACGTTACACATTGTTTATGACGACCAAAAATATAACGAAGCACCACAACAAAGACGCAGACAAAAACCATATACTGATTTAGAACTTACTAAATTTTGGAATATACAAACTAATCGTAACTATACTCATTATGAATGTATAGTATTTTCGTTTGGTTATCCAATGGTAGAAAAGAGTATATGGCAGAGAATACACAAATGGTTATTCTACAAACAAGACAAAGTCGAAGATTCATATAATGACTTTTTGTCTAAAGCGTCATATCTCCCAGACTATCTCGCATAAAAAAAGGGAAGCCCGAAAGCTTCCCCAGTTAGTATCGTTAACCGATATCTTGCTTTTAGAACAAGTTGTTTACAATTACACGACGGTAGTAAACGTTTGTGTCTGCTTCTAGTTCGCCCGGAGGTGTACCTTGAGTTGCACCTTTTGCAAATGGGTTTGAAACCATTCCGTAACGAGTTTTAAAGCCGATTTTTGGTTGGAAAGAATTCTCACCAACTGCACGAACCATTTGTAATGGCACATATGGACAATAGAATAGACCAGCATCGAAAGATGATGAACCTTTATATCCTACTACCATGTAGTTAGCGCCTGCATATGGGTCGATATACACTTTGTAACGTCCGTTAAGAACACCAGCAAATGTGTTGCCTGTATCATCAACGTTTAGTGAGTTAGAGTTAAGAGCTGGTGTGTAATCTAGGACACCTGCCATTTGAAGTGCAGAAGCAACATCAGATGAACAGATAACCATGTTACCTTTACCACGTCTTGTGCCTTTAGCAATCGCGTTAGCTTCTTGCTCGATTTGGAACATAAGACCTTTGAACTTCTCTACTGACCAACGACCGTTAGCATCAACATCTAAGTCGAATGTGCCCGGAGTTGCCGTTGCGCTCGCGCCTTGTACCGCGTTAGTGTAGATTGTACGAACTAATTCACGGTTGATTTCTACTAGGATTTCAGACTGTAGAATGTTCGCTAGTTCTGTTTCAGCATCCAAACCGTGTACGGCTTTAAGATCCTGAGCAAGCTCTGTTGTGTATTCAGCTTTTAAAGCTCTTGACTTAGCAGCTACTGTAACTTTTTCGATTGAGAAAGCCATTTCAGCAAATGCGTCGCCAGTTGAACCAAGTGCTTCAGCATCGGCTGTATCCATACCAGTACCAGTTGTTACTGATGCTTGACCTGGAGCGTTTGCAGAGTGAGTACCTGCACCAGAGAATGAAGTATCTGCTTCGTTGTAGAATACTTCGTTAGCAGCAGTTTGGTTAGTATGTGTTGAACGCATTGCGAAGATCAAGCCTGTTGGGCCTGTCATTGGCTGAACGCCAGCAATATCGTATGCGATCAAGTTTGGCATTGCACGACGTACTAATGAGATAAGTACTGGGTCGTAACCAGCTGTTGGTCCGCCAGCAGCAGAAGTAGAAGCGAAACCGCCTGTGCCTACATCGTTCGCAGCTGTTTCAGAAAGCAAGCCTGTCATGTTAGCAGATAAGTCGCCTGACTCTGCTAAAGCTTTTTCTGTGTTTTCAAGAATTGTCGCTGTGACAGATTTCTTGTGGTTGTCTGTAATAGCAGAAAAAGAGGAATGCTCCAAGATTGGACCCCATTTTTCAACTAATGCTTGATAGTTTGACTGAGTCATTAGATTCTATCTCCTTGTTGATTTATTCTGGATATATTTATAAAAGTTAGGTTTTTCATTGGGTTACTTAGTTACGGTTCAAATCTGCTAAAAGAGCATTGATCGTTGAGTGCTCAGAAAGTGGTTGTTTCACTTCTGTGTCCTCTGTGATAATTGCTTCTTCTTCAGTGACTTCCTCAACTACTGGTTTCGCTTTTTTGAAGAACGATTCCTTTAGTGTTGCAAGGTCTGATTTGTAGCTGTCAACATTATCGAAAGCAAGCTTTTCTGATAATACTTTAAATCTTTCTTGTTCTACAAGTGTAAGACCTTCAGTCATTTCAGCAAAAACGCCAGCCGCTGTTTGTGCATCAGCTGCTTTTTTGAGCTCAACATTCTCAACAATCGCTTTATTAGCGTCTGCTTTTAATGTTTCAATTTCTTCTTCAAGTCCAGCAACGACGTCTAGAGTTTCCTCATCAACATCAATGTTGTGCTCTTCGAATAGGCCTTTAAGACCGTCCATTAACGACTCCGCCATCTCTACCTTAATACCGGCTTCAATAGCAATTTCGTTCTCTGACATCCACTCTTCTACAACGTAGTCAAGATATGAGTCAAGATTTTCTAACATCTGTTCAACTGATTCATCAAGCGCAGTTTGCATTGATGTTTCTAGAACTTCTGTTTTCTCAACGATGATAGCGTCAGCCTTGGCTGTTGCCGCTTCGTTAACCGCAGCTTCGAATACCATAGTTGCTTTAGCTGTAAATTCTTCAGACAAATCCATGCCTTCGAAAATAGTCGCGATTGACTCTGCTACTTCAATTACTTCTTCTACGATTTCATCAGAGTCTACTTCTGATTCTTCCGCTTGCATTGGTGCTGGTGCAACTTTATCGGCTGTTGGATCAACCTTTTTGTTTACGTCAGCTTTTTTCTTCTTATGTACGCCGCCTGCTGGTGTCGCAGGATCCATAACTTCTGCCGCAGGAACACCTGTTCCGCCAGATTTTTCGACGAACTTTTCGTCTAAGTCATTTGACATATGTTCTACTCCTTTTATTTGGATACTTGTATTATATGAGTATTATTTATAATAATATTATTTTTCAACTTTTTCTAAGTGAGTTCACAAAACGCTCGAATAATTCAGACGCAGTGCCTTCATCGATTTTAGTGACAACACGTCTAATTTGCTTTTCTACTACTTCTTGTATTTCTTCAATAACTTGTTCAATAGGTTCCTGAGCAATCCAGTTACCTGAAGCTATATCGTAATAGTATTCAGCATTCTCCATAATACCATTTACAAAACAATTTGGACCAGATGGGTCAGTCACGATGTCGACAGTGGCTAGATGAAAGTCATTTTGTACTTCCATAATACCATCTCTCGTTGCTTTAACTGAACCTAATCCGCGGGTAGATACACCGATCTTAACACCCTCGTCCATAAATGTTTTGACTATCTCACCCATTGGTGTACCAAGAATTTTGGCTTTACCAGTGAAGTTTGATCCCTCTCGTTTCATCTCTGTAATAAGATGAGACACGCGATCGCCGTTGATTGTAGGTCCGTCTGGGTGACCCAATTCGCCTAGCGCTCGCTTTGTTTCTACAAAGTCAGCATTATATCTGACCATTTCTTTTTCTAAAATCTGCGACGGATAAATTCTTCCGTTGCGGTTTTTAATATCGCCTTGCATAAAAATACCTTCGATGAAATGAGTTTTCTTACCCGTTTCTTCGTTCATTTCTACGGCAACATTGCATTCTTCTACAACTTCTGTTATTAGTCTCATATCTTAGATCCTTTAATTTTTTATTTATAACGCTTCTCGGGCAAACCCTACGATCTCTTTAAACCCTGCTTCGTCTTTCATCATTACCTTTGACATGTCTCTGCGGTTTTTTGCATTAAGATTTTTATAAAAGTCATTTAACAGTTTAGCATCTTGTTTAGATACCTTTACGTTTTTGCCATTTTTTAATCTCATGTTTCCCACTTTAACAGCTTCGTCTAACATTTCAGAAAAGCTTTCACGCCGAATAATATCTTGACCTCTATCGTCTGTTTGGTCTGTTCTAGTCTTTTTGAAAACCGTACGAGTCTTACCGTCTGGTCCTGTTTGAGTAACGCCGTGTTTCATCGCAGAAGAAGTAGTTTCAGCTACTTCAGTCTTTTTTTTACCTTTTGCACGCATGATAGCAAAATCGTGTCCATCAATTTTACCATTTTTGTTATGGTCAAGTTTCTTTTGTCCACCACTTAAAGCTTCGTTCCACTTACCAAATGCAATGTCAGAAACCTTATCAGAAAGATCTTCTTTATATGTGCCACCATATGTGCCAGTTTTGTCAGAAGTGTGTGGTAAGTCATGATGAACACCCATTTTTATCTTATGGTGCTTATGGTAAGCTTTCATAGCAGATTTAACGCCTGCGTGATCGCCATCTTTGTTAGCCTTTAAAGCGTTGTTCAAGTGTCCAGCAGCTTTTGCGTGATGCTTAGCTTCATCATTCGAGAATTTAACTTTACGCTTGATAAATCTTTTTGTTGAAGCAGAATATTTGTCTTTGCCACCGGTTGGCATCTTAGCTTTATGTTCAGCATCATCTTTATGTTCAGCTTCTCTTTTGTTATGATAGTCTAGAGCAGTATTCAATTGCTTAGCTGCTTTTCTCTTATTCAACATGTTTCCGATAATACCTTCGTTAACATCTTCATTTTTATCTTTTTCCCAAGGAGCTTTAGCAAGAGAAACTTTTTTCTTACCTTCAGGAGTTGTTTCAGAAGCTTTGTCTAATGCTTTCATATTTGACATTTCTTTTGATTCGTTTGCTCTAAACTGGCTAAACTTTCTGCCTTTACGTAATACAGGCTCTTGGTCTGGTTTATCGCCATAAGCTGTATCGTATTCAGCATCAGCTTTTTCTGGTGTGTTATCCGCTTTACGTACAGCCTTTGGTTTTCCAATATCACCGCTAAACTGATTGTCTGGAGCTACAGGGTGCTGCCCAGGTTTTTGGTTATGTAAATCTTTGAAAGCTTTTTCTTCCGAAGATTTCGGCTGAGCAACTTCGCTAAGGATATTTTTAAACGTTTTCATCACTTAACTCCTAATTTTGTTTGTATATATTTATATGAATTTATTGTTCTCATTTTATTCTTCTGCCTCTTCCGGCGGATTTTCTTTGGCTTCAGCTTCGATTTGATCCTTCATGTCACCCATTTCTTCCTCTGACATACGAAGAACGTTACGCAATACCCATTCTCTAGAATAGTATGTGCCAACATGTTCTTCAACTTCACGTAGAGTACTGAGTCTTTCACGAGTAATTTCAGCTTCTTTAAGCTCTTGGAAATAGTTATCCTGAACAAAATCGTAACGAATAGCGTTTTTAATTTCAGCAAATTCTTCTGGCGTTAAAACACCTTTAAGTACTAATTGCTTTTCAAGTAGTGACGTAAAGATAGACGTAAAACGCGCTCTTAGTCTTTTAATGAATTTACTAAATTTTAATTCATCACGAGTAATTTCTGAAACACGACCAAACGAATACATTGTCTCTGGTTCTAAACGCGATAGCGGAACCTTTAATGATTTGTATAATTTACGTTGGAAGTATTGCATATTAGTATCGTCTGTTAATCCAGCTGCGTTTCCGCCTGCCATCGTATCAACTTCAGTTGAACGTTCACCACCACGACGAGGAAACCAAAAGTCTTCAGTCATAGTCATCATTTTACGAGCATCTGTAATTTCACCGGTTGACGAGTTATATTGTAACTTGTTTTTATGGCGAACCATCATGTCTCTTAAATACTGCTCAGCTTTCGATTTAGGTAAGTTGCCAACATCAATATAGAAGACTCTTCTTTCAGGAGCTCGTGTAATTGTGTAAATAACTGTTGCATCTTCCAACATCCTTAACTGGTTGAGTGGCTTTATTGAAGGATGTAAATATGATAAGACCAATGAATTGTTTTCATTCATTACGCCTGAAGTAACTCTAGCAATAGAGTCCTTAGCAATTTTATATCCTTGAGTACCACCGCCTGCAGAGCTTGATTTGTTTGATCCAAATCCTGTTTCAGAATACATATAATATTCTGATTTAACTTTTTTAACTGGGATACCTGAATGTGGATCCTTTTCACGTTTATCAACTTCACGAATAAGTTTTAATTTACGTGGATCTACATATCGTAATTCTTTAATCCCTTCAGGGATATTTTCCGGATCAATAATAACGTGATAGTTTAATCGACCATCAACATAGAATTTTTGGAACGTTTCGTAAGCTGTTGTAGAAAAATCCATTAATGACAAGATGCCATCAAACTCTTCTATAACTATTTTCTTAACTTTGTCTGGTAAGTCTGTATCGTCCAAAAGAACTTCAACAACCTTATCATCTGTATCTACACTAATCGCTTCATTGATTACTTCGTCAACAGCTTGTGCAATTTCTGGTTGGTGTGCTAATCCTCGGTATTTTGTTACCAATTCCGATTCAGTTTTAGCAGTGCCTTCCATATCCAAGAGTGTACTATAGAAGCCACCCATTGCGTTACCAACGGTGATAGCTCCATCGTCATTTTGAGGTTCAGCAAAAGAGGAAGGCTGAAAGCCCTCCCCGTCATCTGTGTCTCGTTTAATGTCAAAACCAAAAATCTTCATTTATTCACTTTCTCATTATTTAAGTAGTTGGAATGCCGGTATTACCCTCAACACGCCATAAGTCATATTGGAATGTAACTCCAAATTCTTCGATTGTATCAGACTGTGCCCAATCCATTTGGATACCGTCGATACCGACTGGATACATACCTTCAAAGATATATGTTCTAAGAATTGAACCATCTTTACTGAACTGAGTAATTTGTCCAGTTGATTTGTAGTCTTGTGGCAATGCTCTAGTATTAGAGTCATGTGAGTTGATCGCGTTTGACCAAGCTTCCATTGCATTGCGTACTGCAAAGTCTTCATCGTTGATTACCTGCACGGTCCAATCCTGAAATGTTCTATCACCGGCATACTTGATCTGACGACCAAAGTAAGGTACCGTAAATTGCCCCAGAATTGATTCTGGGATACCTGCTGAACGGATCATAAACGGAGTTTTGATGTCAGCTTCTGGAGCAATTGGGTTAGTGATTTGACATTGGAACAGGGTAGGACGTGCACCGCCACCGACGAGCTCTGATTTGAACTGGTTGATATTGAATGCCA